TCTGCTTCAACGAAGCGGGTATTGTTTTGCGCGATGCCAAAGGTAACGGTCATTTTTAAGTCGCTCCATGCTTGTTTGAGGGCTAGCTTGAAGGCCACCATGTAGTTACCAACGGCAGCGGCGAAGCTGCGAGCGATGCGGTGGGCGTTGGTGAAAAGGGCTTGCTTGTTCATGGTCGTCTCCTTATAGGTTCAGGGCTGGCGGTGTGCCGTCCTGATGTGTTTAATATAGCTCCAATGGAGCTATATTGCAAGGGACAAGCAAGAGAAAATCCACCTGTTTTTATAACGCTAGCGTTCTAGCGTTTTATAACGCAGGCGTTCAGGCAGCAAAAAGCCCGCACGGTGGCGGGCTTGGGGTGCTGCTGGCGCGGGTGGGCTTACTGTTTGGTGAGTAAACCGTTGTGGATTAGCACTTGTTTGGCTATCGCTTTCCAGTCTGGGCGCTTACCGATGTGGTGTTGGCCACCGGCTAGCTTGCTGACCCAGGCCGTGTACGGGTGGCCTTCGCCGACGACCTCTTTAAAAAACGACTGCTGGATATCGTGCCGGAAATCTTCGTATTGGCGCACGTTGTTACGTAGGGCTTGTAGGCGGTTCATGACTGCCGGGAAGTCGTCTTGGCTTAGATCTTCGATGCGTTTTAGGCAGTAGTCGGTGCGTACGCCGTTATAAAACCAGCCGGTGGCGCTTTGGCGCATGCCGCCGAAATTGCGAAACACGGCGTTAGCGGCGTTGGTAAGCTGTTCCCGCTGGCGGTGGTCGATGGGCGCGGGGATGGGTTCGGCGGCGGTGGGCTGCATCGCCCCTTTTACGCGGAAATAGCTTTTGACGAGCTGGCGCTGCACTTGCCAAGCGAGGTCGTCGGTAAACGATTTGACCAACATGAGGTAGCCGGTTTCGGTGAAGAGCGTTAGGCGTGTAGTAGCCGCCGGAAACAGGTCAGGATAGGTAGTGACAATTTGTCCCAACCTTTCAGAATCAAGGGCATAGAAGTCTTCACCCTCAATAAAATGCTTTTTGTTGCGCTGAAAAGAGCGCCGTGCTGTTGCTTTAGACTTTGAATGTACGCCGTCGATCATGGCAAAAGTGACAACAGGCTGCTGCTGATACTCGATATAGGGAAGGGTAACGCCAGAAACTGAAATGGTGGGTGTTTTCATGTTGCGATTCTCCAAGTCTGTTGGAGTTCGCCTACCGCTGCTAAACGATGGAGGCGAACCGTACGCGGGTTAGCAGACCGGGGACATTGGAAACCCGGCGCGCCGAAGCGCCCCGCGCACGGCCCGCCATAGTGCATCACGCGGGCACAAAAATAGCGCCTACACGATGATTGGGGGCGCTTGTGCGCCAATGTCCGTTGAGCTGCTAAACCCGGTCGCTGATTTTGCAGCGACTTCGGGCAGAGTAGCGCTAGGGCGGGTTGGGGTCAATGGTGCATTACGTTGGCGTAAGGGTGTTTTGAAGCGAGTCCGAATTTCGGACTCGCTTTTATTATCAATGGGTTGCATCGATAGTTTGTTTGGACGCAATACGTCCAATCTAATTAAATCAGTAACATAGCCTATTGATGCGTTTGTCCGGATTTCGGACAATCTCTTAATATCAATAAGATACGTCTGTTTTTCGGTAGCACGAATTTCGTGCCACCTTTTAAAATCAATGGCTTGGGTTGGTGCTGCTAGGTGGCAACGTTTTTCGTCGTCGCTTTTGTGCGTTCGATTTTCGGACGTGCAGAATGTGGCGCTCATTGGCTGGCCTCGCTGGCGCTGTCCTGCGTGAATTTACCCCATCCCAGCGGTAGGCCGTTGGGCTGGCAGAGGTGTTCTGGCAGTTCGTCCCGCAGGCAGTCGGGCGGGCTGGCGGTGTCAGGGTTGACGCCCGAGCATACCCCGCTGCGGGCAATAAACCCGCTTTGGCACATGCGGCATTCACCGCGAAACTCTTTGCAGGGAATGCGCTGGGCGTTTTTGGCGCGGTGGTCGATGATCATGGCTGTTCGTCCTGGTCGATGGGGTCGCCGTTGTGGTCGAGCTGTTCCATTTCGCGTTTGCACCGCCACCCGGCGTAGGCGATGGCGGCAGCGGCTAGCCCGATCAGTAGCATTAGCGGGGTGGGCATGGGGTGGCCTCGGTTTTCCGGTGGTCTTCAAAGGTGGGCGCGTTCCCACCCGTCACACGCTGCAGTACGTCGCGGGCATCGTTGGCATATTGCGGGGTGCATTGCCCTACGTGTGCTAGCTGGTGGAGCACGTTCTGGCAGGGCACTAGCTCTTTGATGAGATCCGCACGATCAGCCGCCAGCGCGTCGCGTTCTAGTAGTAGGGCTTCGGCGCTTGGGTGGTCGGTGGCCCCGTGGGCTATGCGGCTCATTTGCCGCCAAAATTCATCGCCGTTATAGCTGTCTAAATCACGTAGGAGCAGCGTTAGTTTTTCGCGGGCGTAGTGGTGGTCGATTCTCATGGGGATAGCCTTTGCGTTATTGCGTGCTAGCGTTTTTTAACGCTGGCGTTATCGTTGGGCTGGCGGGTGAGCCAGTGGCCGCACTTGGGGCAAATGGCGTTAGCGCCTAGCATCCAGCCGGGGGTGTTGCCCTGGTTGCATTTGGGGTTGTAGCAGCGGTAGTTGGTGGCGGTGTTCATGGGGTAGGTAGCCCGCGAGGGTTGGCGTTTTCTAGTCGCGCTTGCAGCTGCTGGGCACGGTCGTAGGCAATTTTGAAATGCCGCTGCAATTTCGTAACCGTGAACGTGTCACAGTTGTTCGTTTTGGCTAGCTCGATGGCCTCTTTCAATAACGGCTCTTCTTGTTCAAAGCCGTTCTCAAAGCCGCCGATCTGTTCGCCGGGGTGGGTGCCGGTGCCGGGTTCATCGAGCGATACGGGAGCGGCGCGCTCGGTTTCGCCGCCCATCATGGCGGTTAGGCTGTCGATCGCTTCGGCTAGGGCGTTGGCCATTAGGTAGAAGTCGGTTTCTAGGCGGGCGGTGGCGTCGTCGCCGTCGTCGGCGGCATCCGCTTCTTCTATGAGCTTGTCACCAAAGCGCAGGCTTTTGAGGGTTAGGCCGTCGTTGAGGGTGAATGAAACGTTGTCGTTGACGGTCATCGCCAGTTCTACCGCTTGCCGTCCGGTTTCAAGCATTTGCTGTATTTCGTCGCTGTCCGGGTCGATCTGACGGCCACGCCATACGCCGTCATCGCCTTTATCTTTGAGGGTGATCACGTCGCCAAGCGCTAGGTTGGCGGGGCGGCTGGGTTTGTCGTTTAGCCATGTGGTCATGGCGCGTACGGGTAGCGTTTGGGTGCTGTGCGGGGTGGCTTTGAGGCTGCCCAGGGTTTCGCGTAGCAGGTCTAATAGATCCTCGCACACCGAGCGGCTGGCGCTGTTGACGGTGATGCGCCCGCGCTTTACGTCCCACCATGCAAAGACTTTGGTGGTTTTAACAAAGGCGCGGGGCAGTAGGGCTTCTGTTACCTGTTCTTTGATCGCGGTCTTTTCTTTGCGCGTGAGAAAGCGGCCTTCCTCCTCTTCTAGCGCTTCTACCTGTTCCTCTACCGCGTCTTTAATCACGCTGCCGGGTAGTAGGCGCTCTTGTTTGAGCATGCTAAACAGGCGGTGGCCCTGCACTTCGTGCATGAATAGCTCTGCGTTGCGGCTGGCGGGCGGTGTCCAGCCGTGGCGCTTGGCGTCGGCATTGCCCAGCGGTTTAGCGGCATCGCCTTTTAGCATGTCGTTGAGGGTTTCGGCGGTGTGTTCGGGGGCGTCGTGTAAGCGGTAGACGTTGGCGCTTTTGAAAAACATGGCGGGGCTTCCTGTGTCGGTTTTGTTTGCGTTATTGCGTGCTAGCGTTATTTAACGCTACCTGTTGGAGCCGCTGTTGGCGGCGTTCGCGCTTTTGCTGGGCGCGGGCTTTGCCACCGATGCGGGCCGCGTGGCTAGTGGGCATTGCTGGGGTGTTGAGCGCTTTATCTAGCGGCCAGTTGCGGCTAATGCGGCTGTACACCAGCTGGGGGCTTAGCCCTGCTGCAAGGGCGCGTTCGCGTATGGTGTTTTGCAGTTTGGCTTTGCGCGCTTGCAGAAAGGCTAAAGCGGCTTCGTCGCTTAGCTGGCTTTCGGGGTGTTCGCGGCGGTAGCGGCTTAGGGCGCATTCATCTAGCCCGGCGGCTAGGCTCTTTTGGCGTAGGCTTGTGGCGCTGGGCTTTATGCCGCCTTTTTTGAGTGGCTTGGTGGCGGCTTTTTTCGCGTCCATGGTTTTCAGGCGATAGAGAAACGTTCTGCGCTGAATGCCGTTTTGCTCTGCGATGCGCTGCCAGTGTTTTAGCGGTAGGTCGGTCGCCATAATCTTCATGCCATCACCCCGTAGGCCATTAACCGGCGTTCTTCTTGTTCGCCGTAGTTTGGGTTTTCAAAACAAAATTCCGAGCGGTGATTCGCTTTGACTTGCCGCCCGCGACAGACGCGGCAGCGGCAGTGCCGACGCCGTGGGCCTGTGACGATGTGCGGTTTCATCAGCTGAGTTCCCCCTGTTTTTTGACCTGTAGGGTGATGCTGGGCAGTGCGTAGGCGTCGGCTATGGCGCGGTGGCTGCGCACGTTGCGTTGCGAGCTAACGGGGCTGCGTGAGGGGCGCGGGGCGCGGGTGGCGGTTAGATCGCCGGGGCTGGCGTTGATGCTGAGCGCAGCGAGCAGCAGGCACAGCGCACGGGGCACTAGCACCCCCAGCACAAAGGCGCGGGTGATGATATGGGGCTTTGAAACAGCGCCGAGCTTGGCCCGCAGGGTGCTTTCGAGCTGCTGCTGTTGGGCGCGGCTGGTGCCGTTAATGGCGGTGATGGCGCTGGGGGCGTTGCCGTTGGCCAGCGCCTTGAGGTGGGCTAGCTCTTGGGCGCTGAGCGCTTGGCCGGGCTGGGCGAGGGCGTCGTCGTAGCGCCATGGCTGGCGCTGTACGTTAGCCACGGCGGCCACCGTGGGTGACGCCGATTTCATCTAAAAAAGCGGCCAGCTGTTCTAGGTCGTTGGCTAGGTTGGCGGTGAGTACGCCCAGGTGTTCGAGTTGGTCGGGGGGTAGCTCGCCTTCGTCTAGGCCGCGTTGTACTAGCGCGTCTATGCCTGCCGCTTGGGCGCGGGGCAGGCGTAGAAGCAGGATGATTTGGTCTTTGCCGGTAACCGAGGGTAGGCCGCTGGTGGCGGCGATGGGGGTCTGGCTTGCCATGATGGGAACCTTGAAGTGGTCACTTGATGGTTAAAGTGTACACTTAAAGTGGCATCTAGCAATGCAAAAAGTCACAAAATGATGGTTTATTTTCCCCCTGGTGCGTTGCTGGCTACCGCTAGCGGGTTAGCGGTCGCGCTCTATTCGTGTGATTCTTCCAATAATATCAAGTGCTTCTAGCTGCTTTTCGGTTAGCGTTTGGTCGGGGTATTGGGTGCTGTTTTCGGCGCTGACGGTAAACGTGCCGTTTAGCTCAGGCCGTACCCACCGCATCCATATACTGCCGTTCACTAGCATGGCGAAGAGGTCGCGCCCGCCGCTGCGTTTGCGCTGCATATCCACTAGCACGGTGTCGCCTTTGCATATCACGTCGTTCATGGCGTCGTCGTCTACCGTTAGGGCCATGAGCTGCTGAGCCTTTAGGTCGCGGGCGTTTAGAAATTGCTCGCTATAGGCGTGGGCGCTGGTGGCGCTTTCTAGCGTGACGGTTTCGCCGTTGTTGAGCGTTAGGCTGTTGCGTTCTATGGGCTGGTGGGTGGAGTAAATCTCTTCGTTAATCCAGCCGATCAGGTAGGCGGGGCTTACATCTAGCACGCTGGCCAGCTTTACCAGCTCTTCACGCTGGGGGTTGCGTATGCCGGTTTCCCAGTTGCTAACGCGGGTGCGCTGAATGCCTAGCGCTTTGGCTAAATCGACGGCTTTCATGCCGCGCCGCGCTCTGAGTTCGCGTAGGCGTTGGCCTGTGATGTTCTCTTGCATGGTTTAACCCTTTTTTGCCCGGCGGTTGCCGTCTGTGGGTGTGCGTTTGCGCCACAGTTTGATAGCGGTTATCTAAATAATAATACACTTTTTGTGGCAGAGACGATGAAAAACCGTTGTTAGGTCGGTTAAATTGCGCTAGTTTTGTTCACAATATGTGTCAATGAGTGTACTAGCCGTGGATTTGAGCCGCTGGATTGATGATGTGGGCGGGATGGATGTAGCCGCTACGCTGCTGGGCGAGAAATACCGCACGGTGCGTAGCTGGTATTACCTAGACCGCGCCCCCACCGCGAAAGCTGCTGGCCGCATCGTGAAAACAGCGGCGGGCAAACTGGATTACAACGGGATATATGCCCCGTACGTGGCCGCTATTAGTGCGCGTGAGGGGGCGGCGTGAGTGGGGTTGCTAAACAAGTGCTGCTTTCTTACGGCGGCGGTATGGATAGCACCGCACTGATAGCTATGGATCAGCACCGGGCTGCAGCAGCTGCGTACTTAGGCATAAGCCGCGCCAACCTCGATGCAGCCCTGCCAAGGTTTGATAAAGCAGTGTTTAGTGACCCTGGTGCTGAGTTTGCAGTTACCTATCGCACCATTGAGCGAGTTAAGCAGGCGCTGGGTGATCGCCTGGTGATCACGCGCAAGGCGGGCGAAAGCATCGCTGAGTGGTGTCATCGTCTTGGTATCGTGCCGATCATGCCCGGTGGTGCCCATGTTTGTAGTAAGAAATTTAAAGGCGATGTGTTGGCCGCATGGGCGAAAGATGAAGGTATTACGCACCCAGTTTGGCTTATTGGCATTGAAGCGAATGAGGGTAAGCGCGCTAAGCGGTTCACTCCTCCTAAAGACGACCTAGCCGAATACCGTTACCCGCTTATTGATTTGGGGCTGACCCGAGACCGCCTGGAGGGATTGTTGGCGCACTTGGGCTGGCCTGATGTGCATAAGAGTAGCTGCGTTTTTTGCCCGTATATGAGTGAGGAAGAGCTACGCGATATGTATCTGAATCACCCTGATGATTGGCGGGTTGCAGCAGATATAGAAGCGCGCTTTGAGGAAATGTCGACCATCAAGCATAAGGCTTGGCTTGACGCTGGCCAGCCTCTTAACAAGGGCGGTAAAGCCCCTAGAGGCATGTGGCGGCGGGATAGCTGGGCCGAAGGTGGGCGCTTGTTTGCTAAGACGATCAGCGGCAAGCGTTTGTCTGTGCCTGAGTGGGAGCGCCATTTTGATAACGAAATTGCGCGGGGTGCTGCATGAGCGCGTTTGTTCACCCTGCCGGGCTGGCGCACAGCGAGGGCGTGAGCGCTATTGCTGCTGAATATGGGTTGATTGGCTATGCCCGCTATTTGCTGGTACTGGAAACCCTGGCCGCCGCTACCGGGCCGGTACAAAAAACCTATGTGGCGTGGGGCGATTTGATGCAGGCCGACGACGATAGCGCCCGTGAGTTTATGGCGTTCTATCAGGAGCAGGGGCTGTTGATCGTTGAAGACGATGACGAATCACTCACGGTGCATTGCCCGACGCTCGAACGCGTAGACCCTGCTCAGGCACCCACCGATGACACCCTTTATCACCGCGCCGAGCAGTGGGTGGCGTGGTTTATCAATGATCTGGCTTACCCGCCCCACGTGGCGAACCACCCCGATAACCTGCGCTATTTCGCCCGCTGGTGCGTTTCCCGCGTGACCGTGGGGGATATGAGCGCGGCAGTCGAGGCGGCGTTACGTCAGGGCGATGCGGCCAAGGTGACCGTGTTGCACGACATTTTGCAGGCGCACCGCGCCCAACGACTCAGAGAGGCCGTCGAATGCTATTGATTGGAATTGCTGGCGCTAACGCGACGGCACGCGAGCGCGTGGCGCGGGCAATGCGTGATGCGCAGATTTGTACCGTGTCGGTCTATACCGATGCGCCCGCGCAGCGCTTTGGCTCTCATGCCGAAGTGGCCCGCCGCATGCAGCGTCTGGAGGGGATGATTAGCGCGACCCCGGCCAAGGGCGCGGAGTGCTTGGTGGTGGCCCACGTGGTGCATCGGGTAGAGGCTGACCGCATCCGTAAACTGGGCGGTCACGTGGTGCATGTGGAAGGCGTGCCCAGCGACGAGGTGCCCATTGTGCGCGGGGATCTGCTGGCCACCGCCACCAAAGACGGCCACCGCCATTTTATCGATGGTGAGGCGGCGCTGTCTGAGCTGTGGGCTAAGCGGGGTGTTGCGTAATGTTTGAGCTGACCCGCCGCCGTTTCCTGCAGCTGCTAGGCGCGGCGTTTGCGTCTGGCGTTAGCGTACCCGCGCTTTCAATGGGGCGTGAGCCGTACGTTCAGTTAGGCGACATCGTTAGCTACATCGGCGCGCAGGGCGATAGCGGCGTTCGCTTCACTGGCGCTAAGGCGGTTAGGGCTGTTCATCCGTGGGATGGCACCGGCTACCCGGTTGACGTTGATAACGGCTTATTTGGTAAAGGGCGGGCGTTAGAGCGCTTTTATGATTTTGAGCTGAGCGATTTGGGCCGAGAGGTTCCGGCGAAGTTCTGGCATAGCGAGGAAAACCGCCGCCTTTATAACAACGTTCACACGTACGTTAGAACCAAGCGCTTTGGCGAGTCGATAGAGCAGGCTGTGAAGGCTTTAAACCTGTATGGGGTGGCTTGATGCGATACGCAAAAGGCGCGGCGATGCTGTGCAATAACCCGCTATTTCGTGACTATCTCACGGCTACCACCGGGCGCATTGTGCCCGATGCCGCCACGGCAGCGGCAGAGGTGCGGCTGGCGTGTGGGGTGCTGAGCCGCCGTGAATTAGACGGAAACGAGCAGGCCGGGCGCGAATACCTGGCGCTGGTGGAGCGGTTTAACGATTGGCTGGGGGCGCGTCATGCAACGGCATAACATGCGCCGCCGTGCGCCCAATGCGGCTAAGTACAACAACAAGAAGGTGACCATTCACGGCCATACGTTCGACTCGAAAAAAGAGGCGAATTACTACCTTTACCTGCTGAGCGAGCAGCAAGCCGACCGCGTGACCATGTTCCTGATGCAAGTGCCTATCGCCCTACCGGGTGGGGTGAAATACATCGTTGATTTTGTGGTGTTCCGCGCTGATGGCTCGGTGGAGTGGATCGACGTTAAAGGCGTGCGCACTGATATGTACAAGCTGAAAAAGCGGCAGGTCGAGGAGCTGTACCCGCTGACGATTGTGGAGGCGTAGCGGTGGGGCGTCGGGCGGCAAATGATCTGGATGATCTGTTAGAGCGCTGGGCGCGCTGGTGCCTGCACGGTGGCGGCGCTGCGCTGGGTACGTCGCTGCTGGGCGTGTTGATCGATAACGGCGGGGTAGTGAGCCGTTCGACCGTGGGCGGGTCGGTCCCTATGGGCGCGGAGTCGTACCCGCTCGAAGAGCGCATCGAGTATGCGGTGGTATCGCTGGCGCGTGAGGATCTGTTGACCGCCGACGTGCTGCGCCTGGAGTACAACGCGGGCGTGGCGCGGGTGGTGAGCCGCCGCAAGCTCCGTGGCTATGACCATCGCAATATAGGCCAGCTGCAAAAGGCGCACGCGTTGGGCGTGGGTGTGGCCACCTACCGCCGCCGGTTGGCGCGGGCGCGTGGGCACGTTGAGCAGGTGCTGGGGCTATGACTTCCATAGCGGTTAACCGCGTGTTCCGCGTGACCGTTTTGGAAGGCAATGAGCCTAAAACGTTTTCTATGGTGGTGCCTGCCAGCACGACCAAGAAGGCAGCAAGAACAAGCGTTATCGCCCGCTTTGGGGCGCATCGAGTGGTGAGCGTGAAATAACGCTAGCACGCTATAACGCAGCAAATGGCAATGAGCGTTGGCGCGCTATTCAAAACCGACAGTAGGAGGGCATGCAATGCCTAATCTCGATCAGCCCCGGTTAGTGACCGGGCATGCCGTAAACTCTAACGGGCGGGGTGACATGGGCCAAGCGGTGATTGCTCACGGGCCGTACTCCCCAGGTGGTGCCCAAAACCATTACCTCATTGGCGTGGGCGCTGACTGTGAGATGATGAGCGGTGGTGCTCAGGTGCTGGGGTGTATCAGCTTTCAGGACGGTAACCCGCAGGAGGTTGGGCCTAACGGTGTGAGCATAGAAGCGTTGCTGGCGGTGTGTGCTGACCGCCTTGAGCGTTTTCAAGATGGGCCGCATGCGAACCTCTATAACGCTGAGGCGCTGCTGGGGATTGAGCGTGCGCTAGAGGCGTTGAAAGATCGCACGCGGGAGCGTGACGCAGGAGGTCGCTAGTATGGATGAAAACGACGGCCTTTAAGTTAATAATTCAAAACGCTATAACGCTAGCGTGATATAACGCAATAACGCAACGGCTCAGCCCGGCGCATTGACCCCCAGGCGGGGGCGTTGCTGTCTCGGAGTTTGAGCCAATGCCTAAAACCCTCGCTGTTACCCTGTCTGATGCTGCGATTAAGCGGCACCTACCTGACCCTGATATTTTCCAGTTGCGCGACCCGCGCTACCCGGTGCGGGTGCGCTTTCATGCGAGCCGTGATCGTGCCAGCTGGTACGTGGTGCGCTACGCGGGTGGGCGTGGCCATTGGCATCGGGTGGGCAATTACCCGGAGTTGACGACCCGCGCCCTGCTGGCGCGGTTGCCTGAGTTGGAGGCCAAGCTGGCGCTTGATCCGGCGGGGCCGGTGGGCGTCGATGCGTGGGAAACCGTGGCCGACCTGCTGTGCTGGTATCGTGACCGTTCGGCGTCTCATGGCCGGTTATCCGCTACTCGAAAATCATCGATCAAAACCGCCGTTAATCGGCACCTATTGCCCCTGTTCGGTGCCCAGCCGTTGGCAGGCATTACCCCGGCGTGTATCGACAGTGGCTTGGTGTGGCCGCTGCAAGAGCATTATTCCGTTGCGTACGTTCGCCTGATTTTTGGTGTGATCAAAGCCGCGTTTAAGCAGGCCCGCAAGCTGAACCTGTTGGATACTGACCCCTTCGCAGGCGTGAATGTGGGTGATTTCATCGACGCGAAAACCCCGGCTAAGGCGGGGGCGCTAACCGCTGCCGATGTGCCCGAGGTGATACGCGCCTTGCGTTCGTGCGAGCCGCCGGGGTGTTTCCTGCTGTTGTTAATGCTGCTGTTTGGCACCCGCATAGGGGAGACGCGTTTAGCTAAGTGGCCTCAATTCGATCTGGAAGCGCGCACCTGGACTATCCCTACCGACAACACAAAATCAAAGCGACAACACCGCCTGCCGTTAACGCCCATGGCCGTGACGCTGCTAACCCGTTACCGCGCTTATCAGCAAGCCAATGGTTACCGGGGAGTGTATCTGTTCCCTGGTGCATCGAAAGGTAAGCCGCTATCCCGTTCAGCCGTGTTTGATTTGGTGGTGAGTGCCAGCGGTGCGCGGTGGCATTCCCATGACCTGCGTAAGCTGGCCCGTACAACGTGGGCTGACCTCGGGGTCGAGTATCTGGCCGGTGAGTTGTTGCTGAACCATGCGCTATCGAAGCTCGACCGTACCTACATTCATACCTACGCTGAGCGGCAGATTCTCGATGCGTTGGAGCGCTGGCATACCTGGCTATGTGAGCGCGGTTTTAGCGTGTTTCTGACCGAGACAGAACCAAGATTGTCGTTTTATCACAACAGCGACCAGCCCCAGTGGTGGCAAGGGGTGGCGGGGTAATGAGCAAACCTATCTGTTAAGAGTATCCAGTGGTTGGTTTAGCATCGTTGCTCTTGCATTCATGTGACAATCGAAAGGCGATAAGTCCACATTATGTGTTGCATCCAGTGATAGTTTGATCTATCGTTTATGGCATGTGGGGTTTTTCCGTTCCCTTAGCCCCGCAGCAAGCCCTTAAATGTTCTCTGCTTAGACATGCCGCCCCTTACCGGGCGGTTTTTTTATGTCTGCTATTTGGTGAGTGCTTATGAAATTCGACGCTGGCCGTGTGATCGCGTATGTGGGCGGCAGTGGCGTGTCTGCTGTGTCGCAAACGTCCAAGGCCAGCGCGGCCGCCGTCATGGATATTTCACCCTCGCCCGGTGAGGTGGTGTCGCTACTGAATGCGCCATGGTTTGAGATGGGAGGCGTTCACGTGGTGACGGCTGATGTGGTGAGCGTGGGCGGTTTGGTGTTCGTCGGGCTGCGCTTGGCGTTCGATATTTGGAAGCATTTTGACAACCGCCGGAGAGAGCGCAATGGCCAACAAGAGAGCGATTAGCGCCGGAGTGGGCGCAGTAATGGCGATAGCGGCGGGCATCATCGTGCCGTTCGAGGGCACCAAGCTGGAGAGCTACCGCGACGCGGTAGGCGTGTGGACGGTATGCACCGGGCACACGGCCACGGCAGCCCCAGGCCAAACGCTCACCCCGGCAGAGTGTGACGCGTTGCTAGAGCAGGACATGCGCGAGGCGCTGAGCGCGGTGGATCGCATCATTACCGCGCCCCTTCCCGATGATACCCGCGCCGCGTTCGTTTCGTTCACGTTCAACGTGGGCGCGGGCAACCTGCAGCGTTCGACGCTGGCCCGGCTGGCGAATGCTGGGGAGCTTGAGGCTGCATGCAATGAGTTGTCCCGCTGGGTGTATGCCGGTGGTGAGCGGTTGCGCGGGCTGGCAAGACGCCGCGCCGTTGAGCGTGATGTGTGTTTAGAGGGGGTGCGGGATGCTGAGCAGGCTGCTAACGAAGCTGATTCCGTGGGCGCTGGTGATAGCGCTGGTCGCTGGCATTGGTTTGATGTGGCGACTCAGTGGGTTACAGGCTGAGTTAGAGCAGACCCAGCAGCAGCACGCGAAAGCACAAGCCGCGCTTGATGTGACCGCCGCGACGTTGGCGGTGCAGGTAGAGCGTAACCGGCTGTTAGTTGAAGCGTTAGATGTGCGCGAACGTGAATTAAACGACGGCGCGCAGCGCATCGACCGACTGCGCGCCCAGGCCGAAGCCATGGGGGTGAACGATGCGGATTCAGATTCTAGGGCGTGGGCTGGCCAGCCTGTGCCTATCGGCGTTGCTGATTGGGTGCGCCGCCTCACCCGCCCCGACGCCAGCGGAGCCAACACCCCAAGCGCTGCCGTGGTTCCTGACTGAGCCACGCCCCGCACCCGTTCGAGAGATCCACACTAACCGCGACCTGCTGCAGCTGCTAGCCGACTACGAAGCCCTGCGCATCCGCTTCAACGCCGACCGCCGCGCCGTCGCGCTGATATTCCGCAATCGGCAGGCCGAGTAATGCACCAACGCGGTGCAAAAAAACGCGGGTCCTTCCTAGCAAGTGATGCCTAGACCACGGGGATAGGCAGTCGCGGATTTCGGGAAATTTTCGGGTTTTCAGGATGTGCCACCGCAGGTGGGCATAATCCCGCACCGTTGCGCGGCGCATTAATTGAGCAAGCTGTACATCGGGCCACGTTTTTTAAATCGAATCATGTACAGCTGAGCGGGGGTTATCAGCGCCGCAAGAGGTGGGCATCTATGGGTGAAGTGGTCGAGAGCAAAGATGCCTATAACTGGTCGGTGAGCAGGATTGGCCAAGCGTTCGGATTAGACCGCCGTACGGTGGCTAAACGGTTGCAAGAGAGCGGCGTCATGCCCGCCGGGACGCGTCGAGGAAACCCCACGTATGCGCTTTCGGACGTTGGCCCGGCGCTGTTCGGGGAAAAGACGCAGGTAGCGGGCGGGCTGGATTTAGACCAGTTCCCCGATGCGCGTAAGGCTTGGTATCAGTCGGAAAACGAGCGCCTGAAATTTGAGGTGGCCATCAAGCAGCTGATACCGGCACATGAGTTTGCCCGCGAGTTAAGCACCCTGGCCAAGACGGTAGCGGCGGGCCTGGATTCATTGCCCGATGCGTTGGAGCGTGACGCCGGGCTAGACCCTGACGCCATCGAGCGCGTGCAGCACGTGATCGACGCGTTACGCGAGCAGATGTACCAAGCGGCAACGGCGGATATGGAGAGCCCAGACAATGGCTAACACCGCTAACGCTGCCGCCATTCGCCATGACATAGCCACGCTGTTACGCCCACCGCGCCGGGTGCGCGTTAGCGAAGCGGTGGCCGAGTCGATGTACGTTGTACACGGCAACGGCACTAAGACGCTTTGGAAGCCCGACAAAACCCCCTACATGATTGAGCCCATGGACTGCATGGGCTCCCGCAAATACGACGCGGTGATTTTTGTAGGCCCGGCGCGAACAGGTAAAACCATCGGCCTTGTCGACGGTTTCATTTGCTACAAGATCATCAACGACCCCGGTGATGGGCTGGTCGTGCAAATTACCGAGGCCAAAGCAGCGGAGTACAGCAAAAAACGCTTGCGCCGTAGCTTCAACGCCTCGCCCGAAATTACCAAGCGGTTAAGCCCGCGAGGCCACGACAACAACGTTCACGACATCATTTTTCGCGCTGGCAACATGCTAGCGATTAAGCACCCGTCGAAGAACGTTTTTGCATCGTCTGACTACCAATTTGTACTACTGACCGACTACGACCGCATGACGGAAAACGTAGGCGGTGAGGGTTCCGGTTGGGTGCTTGCTAGCAAACGTACCCAAACCTTTGGTAGCACCGGCATGACGCTGGTTGAGAGTTCCCCCGGTAGGCCGGTGCTGGATGCCGATTGGCAGCAGCCGGACGACGAGCCGCACCGGGCACCGCCCACCACCGGCATACTGGATCTCTACAACCAAGGCGACCGCCGCCGCTTGTACTGGCAGTGTCCAGAAAGCGCCTGCCGCCGCTGGTTTCAGCCGATCCAAGAGAATTTCAGCATGGAAAGCGGGTGTGTGTTTTGCCCGCACTGTGGCGCTGAGGTCGACCAGCGAGTTAAGCGAGAGCTTAACCAGCGTGGCCGCTGGGTGCCCGAGGGCTGCGAGCTGACGTTAGAGGGCGAGCTGATAGGCACCCCGCGTGAAACGCGGATTGCGTCATTCTGGATGGAAGGTCCGGCGGCATCGGATCAAACATGGCAATCGCTGGTGAGCAAGCTACGCGCTGCCGAAGAGACATTCCAAGCCACCGGCAACCAAAAGGATTTGCAGTCAGTCACCAACGTTGACTGGGGCCGCCCCTACGTTAACCGCACACCGGGGGAAAGGCGCTCAGGCCAGCGCCTGAAAGACCGGGGCGAAGCCTATCAGCATCGCACCGTGCCCCACGGGGTGCGTTTCCTCACGGCATCGGTAGACGTGCAGGGCGGAAAAAACCGCCGGTTCGTGGTGCAGGTGCATGGTTGGGGGCCTAACCGTGAAACGTGGTTAGTGGACCGCTTCAACATCAAAGAGGATCGCGGCCCCGAGGGTGACCAGCCACCCCGGCAGATCAACCCCATGACGCAGCCCGAAGATTGGGACTTGCTGACCAGCGACGTGCTAAAGCGCACCTACAAGCTAGGCGATGGCAGCGGGCGGCGTATGCCGATTCTCGCTATGGGCGTGGATACCGGCGGGGAGGGGAAAGGCACCGAAAGCGTGACCTCGCAGGCGTACGAATATCACCGCCGGTTAAGAGCCGGAGGCGATGGCCTGCAAGGCCGCGTGTACCTGCTGAAAGGTGGCAGTAGCAAAACCAATAGCCGCATCCGTAAAACCGAGCCCGACAACACCAAGCGCAAAAGCCGCAGCAGTGGGGCGCGGGGCGATGTGCCGTTGTACCTGCTGGGCACCGACCTGCTGAAAGACACCGTAGCGGCGATGATCGACCGCGAACAGCCCGGCGCGGGCTACATGCACACCCCTGATTGGTTGGGCATGTGGTGGTTTGACGAGCTGACCTACGAAGTACGCGACCCCGCCACCGGCAAATGGGCGCGCCCTGGCAGCAAGCCAAACGAAGCGTTCGACCTGTTCGTTTACAACCTCGCCATTTTCATTCTGTTGGGGGGCGAGAAGATCAACTGGCAAGCGCCGCCCACGTGGGCCGACCACTGGGACGCCAACTTGTTACTAAGCGCGCCCACCACGGGCACCGAAGCAAGCCAAACACCACCCCAGGCACAGCCCGCGCCCCCAGCGCGCCGCCGCCGTCGCGTTGTTAAGCCCCGAATTTAGGAGGCCCACCCATGGCCAACACCCCCGAACAGCTTGCCGAGGTTCGCCAAGCCATCGTAGACCTGGCAACGGGTAAACGCGTCGTATCCATTAACCAAAACGGGCGGCAGGTGCAGTTTGCCCAAGCCGACTTACCTGCGCTGCAGTCGCTGGAAAATCAGATAGCCGAACGCCTGCAGGCGCTCAGCAAGCGCCGCCGTAGCCGTACCCGCCTAGTGATGACCAACAAGGGGCTTTGACATGATCGCCAGTAAGCCCCGAATCCGTATGACCGTGAGGGACGGGCGGCAAGTGCCGGTGCGCGCCTACTACGAAGGCGGCAGCACGCGCCGCCGTATGGCAGGCAAGGGAACGATGGTCACCGGCCCCAACGGCCCTATTGAAAACTCGCTGCCCATCCTGCAGGCCCGCAGCCACTACGCCATTAGAAACAACGCCTACGCCGCCAGTGCCAAAGAGAAATACGTTTCCAACCTAGTGGGCACTGGCATTAAGCCCCAGTGGGGCAACCCGGTCATACAAGCGCTTTGGGATCAGTGGGTAGAGGAAAGCGACGCGGACGGCGTAGACAATTTCTATGGTCAACAAGCGTTAGCCGCTGGCGCGCAGTTTGAAGCTGGGGAGGTGCTAGGCCGCTTTCGTTACCGGCGCACAAGCGACGGCCTAAGCGTACCCCTGCAGCTGCAGGTGGTGGAGTCCGAACACCTAGACCCCGCCTACTCGCAAGCCTTTGGCGGTCGCATGATCAAAATGGGCATCGAGTTTAACGGCATCGGCCAACGAACCGCCTTCCATCTATGGCGCTATCACCCCAACGAACAGCTGACCGCCGCGTATAACGAACGGGTGCCGGTGCCAGCGGATAACGTTATTCATATGTACCGGCGCACCCGGCCCGGTCAGCTACGCGGGGTGCCCGAGCTAACCAGCGTTATCGTGCGGCTGTACGAAATTGACGAAATGCAGGACGCCACGCTAGCCCGGCAAAAGCTGGCGCAGCTGTTCGGCGCGTTCGTCAAACGCAAGACGAACCAAGACCCCGAAGAGGACGGCCCAGCGTTTGGGGCGCTGGTAAAAGCCCCTGGTGAAGTTGACCGCTTTGAAGAGTTCACCCCTGGCGGCATTCACTACCTAGAAGATGACGAAGAGGTCACGTTCTCAGCGCCGCCCGATATTCAAGGGCAATACACCGAGTGGCTGCGTACCGAGCTGTTAGCGGTGGGCGCGGGTGCGGGCCTGACTTATGAGCAGATGACCGGCGACCTCAAAGGCGTCAACTACAGCTCAATACGGGCCGGGCTTTTAGAGTTCCGCCGCCGGGCTGAAATGTTGCAAGCCTCGCTGATGGTTCACCAGTGGTGCCGCCGGGTGGCGGCTAAATGGCTAGATGTGGCCGTGACCAGCGGGGCGCTGCTCATTCCCGGTTACTGGCAACGGCGTAAAGAGCTGTTAGCCATTGATTGGATCGCGCCCAAGTGGAGTTGGGTAGACCCGCTGAAAGAAGTCAGCGCCGACCTACTGGAAGTGCGCGCCGGTTTTGCCCCGCGCAGCGAGAAAGCGGGGGAGCGCGGCTGGTCGCTTGACCTGCTGGATGCCGAGATTGCCAAGGGCAACCGAAGCGCCGACCAACACGGGCTGGCGCTGGATTCAGACCCGCGTATCACCGCCAAAAACGGGGCACTGCAAAAAGCCCTTGAAGCCCTGGCCACCACCGACGAAGACAACGAGGACGACTAACCATGCCTTGGTTTACAGCTCAAGCAATGGCGGAAAACCCGCGTATTGCACATATCGCTATTGATAACCCGATTGGCTCGGATTGGGCACCAGATTGGATTAGCGATTTTACCGGCGAAAAGCCCGCCCGTGAGTTGATCGCCGCGATTGATGCGCTTGGCGAACTAGACGAGATCCATATAGAGCTGAATTGCCCTGGTGGCGATGTGGCAAGCGGCGTTCGCATTTACAACTACCTCAAAAATCACCGGGCCAAGGTGCACACCAAAGTAACCGGCATGGCGGCAAGTATCGCGGTAACGATCATGATGGCGGGTGATACCCGCACCATGGGCGTGGGCACCACGGTAATGACCCACCGAGCCAGCTCGCTGATGGTGGGTTTCTACAACGCCAAGGAAATGCAGGAAACCGCCGCCAACCTCACGAAATTCGATGATGCCATCGTTGATGTGTTCGTAGGGGTGACCGGCAAGACCGCCGAAGAGATTAACGGCTTGCTGGATCAGGGCGACACAGTAATGGGCGCGGATGAAGCGCTGGCGTGGGGCATTGCCACCGCTAAAGATGCCCAACTGCAGGCGGTGGCCTGTGCTGATATGTCCAAGTTCAAAAAGCAGCTAGAAGAGCATGGCGAGCTGATCAACCTGCGCGCCCAGCTAGCCGGGCAGCAAACCACCATGAGCGCCGCCGATGCCCTCGCCCTGGCGTTCGATCTGACCCCCGAAGAAGCCGAAGCCCAAGCCGCTGATCTGGGTGATCAGATTATCGCGCTACGGCAGCAAGCCCCCACGGCTAACGCCGAAGGGCAGCCGCTAGCAGTGATTGCCAAGGCGCTCAGCTTAGACCCTGCTGATATTCAGCAAACGCCAGAAAGCGCCGTTCAGGCTATCCAGCGGCTGCAGGCGGCACAGCCGGAGCAAGTGCTGGCCACCGAGCGTACCCGCGTGACCAGCATCATTAAAGCCTGCCAGACCACCGGGCAAAACCAGCTCATGGAAAAGCTGATTAGCAACGGCATGGATACCGATCAGGCCACCGGCTACGTATTCGACGTTGCCGCCGCCCACGGCGAAGGCCAGCACATTCACAACAGCCACTCCCCCGAAGGGGGGCAAGCGAGACAGGCGAGCGTTAACTATGCCAACGCCTACGCCCGTTTTAACCGCAAGCCAGCCAAGGCGTAAGCCTGTGATGGTGTAACCCCAACCTTGGAGCATTCCCATGCCAACGACCTACACCGAAGGCACCCGTACGGGTGAACACGTTTTATCAGAAGCCAATGGTGCCCGTTCCCGTGAAGTGGGCACCCTGGCCAGTGGCAACCTGCCAGCGGGTGCCGTGCTGGCGCTTAACGGCGCGGGTGACTACGTGCCGCTAGCGCCTGCCGCCGCCGATGGTACAGAGGTAGCTAAAGCCGTGCTTTACGGTGCAGCCGATGCCACCGAAGCCCCGCAGCCGATTACCGTGCATGTCCGCGCCTGCGAGGTTCACGGCGCGCTGCTGGGCTGGCCAGAGGGTGCCGACGAGGCCGCCATTAACGCTGGCACTAACGATCTGGTAAGCCGTGGCGTGATCGTCCGCGATTAACGCCACGCACTGCTAAACCACCTGTACACCCCTTATTGAGAGAGGCACACCATGCCTGGAAGTATTTTTGAAAGCGATGCGTTTAGCCTTAAATCCCTAACCGCATCCATTAACGAAGTGGAATACGCCCCCCGCCGCCTTGGCGAGATGGGCGTATTTGACGCCCAAGGCATTACCACTACACAAGTCGTCATCGAGAAAGACGGCGATAAGCTGGCGCTGGTGGAAAACAAGCCGCGCGGCGGCGTTGGCCAAGTCGTGGCAGGCTCCAAGCGTACCGGCGTGCCCTTTATGACGGCGCACCTGCCAACGCGAGCTACCATCCTGGCCGATGAAGTGCAGGGCGTGCGTGCATTTGGCTCACAAGACAGCGCCGAACAGCTGCAGGTAGTCATCAATAACCGCTTGGCCAAGATGGCCCGCCGCATTGACGTGACCCATGAGTTCCATCGGGTGGGTGCTGTGAAAGGGCAAGTGATCGATGCCAACGGCGCGGTGCTTTATGACCTGTTCCAAGCCTTTGGAATGACTCAGACCGTGGTGCCCATGGATTTAGGCACCGCCGCCACTGAGCTGCAAGGCAAGTGCCTGGATATTCTCGAAGCCATGGAGCAGGGGCTTGGGGACTTGTTCTTCGATGGTGCGACGGTGCTATGTGGGAAGAATTTCTGGCGCAAGTTCATCACTCACAAGGCGGTCAAAACGGCTTATGAACGCTGGGAAAACGGCTCTCGTTTGCGCGCCGATGGTCGCGAAGCGTTCCCGTTTGGCGGTCTGATGTGGGAGCGTTACCGGGGCACCGTAGGGACGACAAAGTTCATCGATGATGAAGAAGCCTATGCGTTCCCCATGGGTAGCGAAGAGCTTTTCTTGAGCCGCTTCGCACCGGGTGACTATGGCGATACGGTCAACACGCTGGGTCTTCCGTTTTACAGCTCATCCGAGCGCTTGCCGCACGGCAAAGGCGTAGAGCTGGAGGCGCAGTCTAACCCGGCGCACCTCAACACCCGTCCCAAGGCCAGTATCAAGCTGGTGTCTGGCGCGACCGTCTAACGGGTGCCCCATGGCCTTCTTTGACCAGTACGCCAACCGTCTCAATGAGGCGGTTGTGAAGCACCTCAGCGACGGCCTTTGCACTTACCACCCCGGCACCGGGCCGGACGTGCTCGACGTTCCCTATCAGTTCGATAACGAGTTTGAAGTGATCGACGAGAACGGCCTAGGCCGCAGGGTGAAAACCCTGCTGCTGCCGGTGGCCATGGTGGGCGATGTAGATCGGCGCGCTGAGTTCACCGTCAGCGGCAAGCGCTGGCGCTATAACGGGCCGGTGGAGGACGACGGCGCGTTTGTGCGTATCGAGGTGGTGTAATGCGCTACGAATACGACATTAACCAGCTACAGGCGCTCAAGAATCGCTATGACCCCAAGCTGGTGGAAAAGGCGTTTAGCCAAGCGTTAGACCGCACCCAGGCTAAAGCCGCGACGTTCATTTCACGCGAAGTGCGCGACGACTACCACATCACGGCGGGGGAGATTAAAAAGCGCCTCAAGATCGACCGAGCGCGGCGGGATGCGTCGCGCTCGCTGCTGTACGTGGGGCGGCGCTTGCCGCTGGATCAGTTCAAGCCCCGCACCACCCGCGCCCGCGTGGTGGTGGCCACCAGCCGCCGGGGTAACCAGTACAAAACCCGGCGGCGTGGTGCCAGCGTCATGGTGCGTAAAGACACGGGGCGGCAACTGGTGAAGGGTGGCTGGTACGCCAAGGGCCGCATTTTGCGCCGGGCCGATAAAGCGGATAACGCCAGCGACCCGCGCATACAGTTTGGCCCCTCAATCCCCGGCATGGTGGCCCATGAAAGCGTGATCAACAGCGCGCAAGAAATGGTGCGCGAGGATCTGCCCCGGCAGTTCAGCGGGCGCATGGATTACCTGCTAGGCCAGAAAAAGTGAGGCACCCATGCAGGACTACGACATAACCCCAGCGCTGGAAGAGCGCATTAGGGCGCTGTGCCCTGGTTTTGCCACGGTAGACGAAGCGTGGTTCAGCGAGCCGGTAGACGACTATAGCGCAGAAACCCCCGCCGCCTACCCCTACCTAGCGGAGGATGCGGGCGAAGGCGTCAACGAGCTAAGCCAGCGGCAAGCCGCAACGCAGGTTTACGGCGTGTTCATCATTTGCGAAAGCGGCGATGTGTTCCGCGCCCAACGCCAAGAGGTGCGCAACGCCCTGTTTGGCTGGCAGCCCCCCGGCAGCAGCGGGGTGATGTCGTTTCACACGGGGCAAATGGTAGAGATACGCGGGCGCTACGTGTGGTGGCGGGAATACTGGAAGCTCACCACGCCTAACGCCCTCACCGCAGGGCGGCAGCGCACCGTCACCATCTAACCCCACACCAAGCCCCGCCACCGTGCGGGTTTTTTAATGCCCGGAGGAAATATGGCCACAAAGCAGGGCGGCAAGTTTCGCCGCCAAAACGGCAAGCTGGAGCGCGTGAGCGAGCCAGCCAAACAGCAGCGCTACGGCGCACACGATGCCCATCCCAGCACGGTAGACGCCCAGCGCACTGCCGTAGCCCCCACCGCCGCGCCTGCCGTAGCACCCAGCAGCGCGAAAACCAAAGCCCCCGTGAAAGGTGATAGCGATGTCAACGCCGCTACTGACGCGTAAGAAAGCCGCCGTGGTGTGCCTAGAAACCACCTACGGCGTCGCGCCCCCAATCTCAGAGGGCGTGTTGATGCTGGTAACCGAGCTAACCCCTACGCCCTACCAAGGCAACACGGTAGAGCGTACCCGGATGCGCCCAGAACTGGGCGGGTTTGCACAAATCAACACCGGCCCCAACACGCAGCTACAGCTCACCGTGCCGTGGAGCGGCAGCGGTACCGCCCCGGTGATTGCTACGTCTGCCACCGCCCCGGCGCTTGGCCTGCTATTGCGCGCCTGCCAGATGCAAGAAGTGGAAGACCTGGACGCAGGCGAGGTGACCTACACCCGCACCAGTGAGGAAGGCGATTCCGTCACTATTTACTACCTGCACGATGGCCAGCAGCAGTGCATCAAAGGCGTGCGCGGGACGGTCACCGGTGCAGGGCAGTCGGCAGGGTTGCCCACGCTATCGTTCACCATGACCGGGCTATATGAGCGGCCTACTACCGTTTCACCCATCACGATGACGGTTGAGAACCAAGCCGACGAAGTGCCGGTGAATTTTCAGAACACCACCACCTTCACCGTGCAGGGCCATGAAGCTATCGGACAAAACTTTAGCTTTGACCTGGCTAGCACCGTCACTTTCCGCGATATGCCCAATTACCAAGGCGTGCATATCACTGACAGCCAGCCCACCGGGCAGGTGGCGTTTCAAGCCCCGCGCCTTGGTGATTTTGATGTGTTCGCCAAGATCGAATCGCACCAAGTGGTTACTACCGGGCCGGTGGCGTTCGAGCATGGCACGGTGCCCGGCAACATCGTCGGTGTGCGAGCGCCCAACGTGCAGCTAACGGGCATGAGCGAGCAGGACAGTGACGGCATTACCCACTACCAGTGCGATGCCCGATTCTTGCCGTTAGACGGTGACGATGAGTTGGTGCTGTACTTCAAGTAACCCATAGCATGACAAGTTAGCGTGACAAGTTCACGTTAAAAAATAACGACGCCACGCCCGCTAAATGCGGGCGTCGTCGTTTCTAGCGTTTCAAAACTGAACCCCAGGAGAATTACCCCATGGCTGCAGCATTTGTGATTGGCCTTGCCACTGTATTTAAAACCGTTGCCATTAAGCGCCCAGGCCGCGAAGAGGAGGAGTTCACCGCAGAAATTCGCGTGCGCGATTTAGACGAGCAAGACGCCCTGCATCAAAAGCAGCAGAGCGGCGAAGCTAAAGGCTTCGACCACGTGAAAGAGGACGTAGTAAGCCTTAGCGGCTTTGCCGACAAAAACGGCAAGCCGATGGACGTTACCGACGAGCTGAAAGAGAAGCTGCTGAAAGACCCCTATGTACTGATGGGCTGCGTGCGCGCCTGGAACCAAGTGCAGCAGGGCATGCCGGAGTTAACCGCAAAAAACTAAACGACCTTGGGCGCGCTTGGGCGGGCGCTCAAGGTGGTACGAAAAACGAGCTGAAAAGCGACGTAGACGCTTGGGGCATCACCATCCCCGAGCGTTATAAAACGCCTGAACGCATCGTAATATGGCCGGGTAACGCCACCGCGTTTGATGTATTCCGCGATTGTGCCAGCCAGTGGCGCTACCTGACCCCGCCCATGGGCAAGCCCGTGCCTATGGGCATCGAACGCACCCAGCTAGAAAGCACCCTGCGTATGTTAGGCGTGGAGGATATGCGCGGCACGCTGCGCAAAATCCAGCATATTGAAGCGGGGGCGTTGGAGGTGATGCGGCGGTGATGGTCTCTACCCAAGCCCCATTAACTGCGTTAATTTGATATTGGATACCTGCCAACAAATAACGCTAGGGGGCTGTCATGGTGGTGTTTCTGCTGTTTCTAATCTTGGTGGTGCTGCTGTATGCCACCAAACTTTTACCTGGAGTGATGAAGGTTATTTCAGGTTTTCTTGCGCTTTTTCTATTGCTTTTGGGTGTGAGCTTATATGGATGGCTTGAGGTCTTAGGTGTCTTTTTCGGCGCACTGGCTATTGTTGGGCTTGGCGTTTGGTTATCTGTATTTAGCTCTAATCAGAGCAAGAAGAAGCGCTTTGATCAAGACGATATTCATCGGCAATTAGAGAAAGTGAATGCAGAGGAAAAGCTGAAAAGAGAGGCTGAAAAATCAGACCCTGCACCGCCTGATCTGCCCGCCCAGCCGATGCCAGCGGCTAGGCCGTCAAAGCCTATTGCTAAGCCGATGGCTGACGACTTAGAGCAGCCGGTAGAGGTGTTTTTCAGTTATCAAGGCCAAAGCGACCCGGCCCCGCGAAAGCAGCATGTGAGCATCCAACGTATAAGCACTAAGGGTGGCCGTGTGTTTTTAAAAGCGCAGTGCCTGAAAAGCGGCTCTATGAAGATGTTTATGGTGGATCGTATCAAGGGCCATATTGCCAGTTCAGGTAATGGGCAACAGGTTAACCCCGCAGACTACGCCCGGATAGAAGCCCTTAGAGGGGCGCTTTTGCAGTTGGTGTAACCCTTATGTTTTAGCCCTTCACAGCAAACATTCAAACAGCCCGCCACTTGGCGGGTTTTTTATGCCTGAAATTTGAGGTAAGCCGCTATGTCGTCAAAGCAATACACCACTGAGTTTGTTATTAAGGGCGACAGTTCTAGTGGCGTAAAGGCCACCCGTGATTTAGAGCAGGCCAACGCAGAATTAACGCAGGAAATGCAACGCGCCCAGCGGCAAAGTGAGGAAATGGCGTCAAGCTACGAAAGCGTTGGTGTGCATGCTCAGCGCCTTGCTACGTTTACTGCTGCTTCAGCGGCTGCTATGGCCACTATGGCTATTAGCCAAACCCGCAATATTGCCGAGCAAGATGCTCTTTCTCGATCCATTGGCGTTAGCTTGCAAACTCTGCAGCAGTGGGAATTTGCAGCTCAAAGCGTCAACCTTGGCGCTGGGAAGATGGGCGACATCTTCAAAGATGTATCAGAAAAAATCGGTGATTTTGTCGCGACTGGCGGGGGTGAGGCTGCTGACCTTTTTGAGCGCCTGACCCTCAACATTGATGAGCTAATGGGCATGAGCCCAGACCAGCAGCTGCTGGCTATTGGCAAGGCTCTTGATGACGTTGCCACTCAGGGCGAAAAAATCTTTTTCATGGAGTCGCTGGCTAATGATGCCAGCCTGCTAATACCCCTCTTAGATGACAATGCTGAGGCTCTACGACAGCAAATTCTATTAGCTGAGCAACTTGGAATTACTGTTTCTCAGTCTGATATTGAGAGCCTTAAAGAGGCCAATCAGGCATTAAACAATTTAAATGCAATAGCGTCTGGCTTTGCTAATACCGTTGCAGTAGATCTTGCGCCCTCTCTGGTGTCGTTATCTGAAAGTGCTGTAACGGTAGTTTCCGCCTATGGCGGCATTGAAGAAGTTGTGGGATCTGTTGCCAATGGCGCGGTGTTGTTAAGCACTGTTTTGGGCGTAAGGCTGGTAAACGCTCTTGGCGCTTCTGCGTTGGCCAGCATCAAAAAAGTGCAGGCAGACCGCGCCGTAGCCATTCAAGCAGGCATTACCGCCGAGCGTGAAGCCGGGGCGGCGCTGGCCACGGCCCGCCGTGCCGAGGCTGAGCGCGTCGCGGCATTGAACAGCGCCGCGAATGCGGCACAGCGTGCGCAGGCAGCGCAGGTGCAGGCGGCTTCTCAGCTGCGCTCTATTCAGCTCACACAGCAGCAAATGGCCGCAGAGCGCGTGCTGGAAACCCAGCGCCTGCAAGCACAGATTAGCGCGACCGGGCGGCAGCAATCGCTCACGCGGTTAGCGGAAATTCGCCGTACTGAAATGGCGTTAACTACTCAGTCTGCCGCTGCCCAGCGCGCCTTGAACGCTGCCGAAGTGCAAAGCGCCGCCAGTGCCCGCACGCTATCCGCTGCCAAGGTGGATCTGGCGCGGGCCACCACCGCCACCACTGCCGCCGCGACAGCCAACACGGCAGCGGTGGCCGCGAACACGGCTGCCCAGCGCACGCTAACGGCGGTTAGCCGTGGCGCGGCTGGTGCAATGGCGTTAGTGGGTGGCCCCCTTGGCGTGGCCACGCTGGCCGCTACGGCGTTTTTCCTGTTCCGCGATAGCAGCGACGACGTTAGCAGCTCGCTAACCGATATGAACGCCCCGCTTGAAACAGTGATTGCGGACTTTAAAGAGCTGAGCGTGGAAAGCCAGCGGGCGGCCATGATCAAGTGGGGCGACCGCTACCAAGAGGAAGTCGAAAAAACCCGTAGCGCCCTGTCTAAAATCCGCGAAGAGATTTTAAGCATTGGCTTTGACGGCACTAGCGGTGCCGAAGCGCGTGCGTTTTTTGATGAAGTGAATGCCGGATTTGAGGCGGTAGAGAGCGGCGCGAAAAGCCTAGATGAGCTGCTGAATGGCTTGCAGGATCAACTAGGCGTTCCCGATAGCGCGCTGCGTCAAATTCGCCTATGGGCGGCAGAGTACAGCGAAGGCAGCATTACGGTAGAAGAGCTGGGCGGGCTGCTGCAAACGCTTGAAACAGCGTTTAACGATGTGGCCCAAGGTGCCGAGAATAGCGGCCAAGCCGTCAACGGTGGCGCGCCCTCAGCCACCACCCTGGATGCGTGGAAGAAATACAACGACCGCCTACGCGAAAGCATCGCCGCCACCCGTGATGGTGGCTCAGCCATGGGCGCGGCTAGCCGAGCACTAGATGGCATGGGCGATGATGTGAACAACATCATGCGCGGCTATAGCGTGTTTCTGTCGGTGCAGGATGAAGCGCTGAAAGACCAGCGCAAAGCCCAGCAGGAAGCCGCCGCCGAATCACGCCGCGCTGCCGAAGAAGCCGAGCGCACCGCGCAACGCCAAGCCCAAGCCGCCCAGCAGTCAGCCGAGGCACAAGCCAAAGCCCTTGCCGGTGTTCAGCAGGAGATGGACCCGCTACTAGCCGACTACGCGGAATACGTCGAACGCCTAGCGGTGCTTGATCGCGCCCTAGCCGAAGGCACTATTAGCGAAGAAGCCTACGGCGAAGCGGTGCGTTGGAATGCCGAGCAGTACCAGCGCGCCGCCACGGGTGCAGAGGATTACGAAAAGCAATCTAAATCACTAATCAGCACCTACGACAGCCACAACCAAAAAGCGCAGCAGCTACGCGAAGCACTGGCGCAAATTAACCAGATGTACCGCGCTGGCGAAATTGACGGTGACCAGTACGCCCGCATGGTGGGTGGCGTGCGCGACGAAATGCAGCAGCTGGCGCTAGATGCCGACCCGGCAGCGCAGGAAATGGCGCGGGCATGGGAAGAAGCCAGCAACCGCATTGATGAAACGTTTGCCGATGCCTTCGCTGGCGCGTTCGATTCGTTCGATGATTTTACCGACCAGCTGCTAGACGGCTTCAAACGCCTGCTAGCCGAGCTGGCCTACCAAGCTACCCTAAAGCCCATCGTGGTGCAGTTTACGCAGCAGATGGGTGGTGCGCTGGGTATTCCCGGTGTAGGTGGCCAAGGTGGCGGCGGCTTCAACCTTGGCTCTATCGGCTCGCTCAAAAGCGGCTGGGATACCGTTAGCGGCCTGTGGGGCGCGGGGTCTGCCGCGTCTACCGCCGCTGCTGGCTATGGCGCGGCAGGGTGGGCCGGTTCCGCCACGGGCGCGTATAGCGGCTGGGCGGGCAGCGCTGCCGCTGGTGCCGCCCAAGCAGGCGGCGGCTTGATGGGTGCCGCCAGCGCGGCCATGCCGTGGGTAGGTAAAACCGCCCCTAAATTCGAGCTGGCTACAGTTGATTCTAACACTCGCGGTCATGGTGTTTTTGAAGACTATGGTTCAGGTGTTGTTTCCCGTGGAGCGTTTGGCGCGGTGGGCTTTACCGACGAGGGGACAGCACGACTAGAAGAGACGTTCGGCGGATTTGAGAATGCCACAGCATTTCTCGACTCCATCACCGCGATGGATAACGCCCTGGCAGCGGTGGCGGGCAGCGAACAAGAGCTTGACGCGATGACAGAGGCAGTGCGTGCTGTGCGGCTCAACGCCAGCGACGCCGCCGGGATCGCTAACCAGCTTGCCACGCGCACATTGGCGGTCGTTGATGTTATCGACGGTGATTTTTCCGCGTCTCTGCGCGGCCTAGGGCTGAATGCCGAGCAAATCACCGGGCGCGTGGTGCAGGCCGCTAACGCCATGCAACTCCTCGACAGCAATAGCGCCCGCCTTAATTTGCAGTTCGACGCCAGCGCCGCCGGGGCTATGCGCGCCGCCGATGGCATGGCGCAGCTCATGGGTGGCGTCGGCAACCTGAACGCTTCGCTGGGTAGTTTCTACGACGCGTTCTACACCGAAGAGGAGAAGCTGCGGCACCTTGCCGAAGATCTTTCCAGCACGTTTGCCAGCATGGGTCGCGAGCTGCCCACCACCCGCGAGGGCGTGCGGGACGTGGTCGAAAGCCTGGAGCTGATGGGCGCGGCTGGGCAAGAGCAGCTAGCAACAATCCTGCAACTGAATGGGCCGCTAGCGCAGTACATCGCGGCGATGGAAGAGCAGCGGGCGGCGGCGGTGGAGTCAGGCGAAGCGATAGACGACAACGCCGAATCCATGCGCGCCATGGCGGATATTGCCCGCGAGCGGGCCGGATTGGAGCGTGAGCTGTTATCTCTGCAGGGCAATACGGCAGAGCTACGCCGCCGCGAGCTGGCTAGACTGGACCCGAGTAACCAAGCATTGCAGTCGAATATCTGGGCATTGGGTGATGTGCAGGGTGCGTATCAGCAGGTGGAAAAGGCGGTCAATGCAGAGCGGCAGATTCTGGAAAACGCCTACCGTGCCACGACCGCCTCTATCAACGCCAACATCTCAACCGTTCAGCAGGCGATGCAGGAAAGCGCGGCAGTGGCTGACACGCTGAGCAACTCGCTCGATACGCTGCTGAATGCCCGCCGCCGTGAAAGCATGGCCTCACGCCGCGCCGCTCAAGACTACCTGCAGTCCACGCTGGCCAGCGGCGGTCTGGGTGATTCTGCGCAATTAGAGCGGGCGCTAGGGGTGGTATCTGAGCCCTCGGAGGGCTTGTTCTCATCGTTTACGGATTACCAGCGTGACTTCTACCAAACCGCCAACGTGATTGCGTCGCTGGAAGAGCGCGCCGAGGCGCAAGTGAGCGTAGAAGAGCAGTCCCTAAAGGCCCTAGAAAATCAGCTGCAAGCGGCTGAGCGTCAGTATGCCCGCGAAATGGAGTCGCTGGACTCAATGCTGGTTCAGCAACAGCTGCAAATTGAAAACGAGCTAGGGCAAATGGCGTGGCTGGAAAGTATCAACGGCAGCGTGCTGGGCGTAGGTGAGGCTATCGGCGGGCTGCAGTCGGCTATTTCATCGGCCATTTCCTCGGCGGCGGCGTCAGCGGCATCGGCAGCAAAGGCGGCCTCAGAGGCTTCTCGTGCTAGCGCCGCGTCATCATCAGGCAGCGGGTACCGGGTGGTAGATAACGGTGATTCGGCCACGTACTTCACGCCTGGGGGTGGCTCGCACACCGTGCAGGGCTCAGGTGCGGCTGACCTGCTGCGAAGAACCTACGCCAATCAGCTAGATGGCAGTCATGCCGATGGCCTGTGGTCGGTGCCGTTTGACGGCTACCGGGCAGAGCTGCACCGAAGCGAAACCGTATTGCCCGCCCCGGCGGCGCAGGCGTTCCGCGATTTTGCAGGTAGCGGCGGTGGTGGTGGCGAAATGCTTAAAGCCTTTCAGCAGCTCATCAAGCACGTCGAAAATCTGGAGAAGGAGGTCAGCGAGCTGAAGTCGATCAATAAAGGCACGGCGTCTCACACCAGCAAAATCGCCAGCACCGTTGACCGGATGCGGCGCGAAACCATGGAGTAAGGCATGAGCATTAAAGTGATAGAGCCTCGCCCCATCACTGGCGACCGCTTAGTGAGCTCTAACGCCCCTACCGACACTATCCCTGAGTACGACCCAAACGCCGCGTATAGCCCCGGCGCGAATGGCGCTCAAGGGGATAGGGTGGTAGAGGGTACTGAGATCTATGAGGCAGTGGCAGAGGTCACAGGCGTACTGCCTAGCGAGGGTGAGCAGCAAGAGCCCAAGAAATGGATCTTAGTGGGCAGCCTCAACCAGTGGGCGGTGTTCAACGGCATCATTGGCGACCCTACCGAATCTGGCGAGCCGATGCCGGTGCACGGCGGTAATGGCCTGCAGTTCGTGATACGCCCTGGACGTGTTGTCAACGCCTTGGCGCTGCTGGGCATTGAGGGGGCCAACGAAGTGCGTGTTGAGGTGATCTCAGGCGGCGACGTGGTGTACGACACGACCCGCAGCTTGCGCAGCACGGTCGGCATTAACAGCTACTACGCCTATTTTTTTGAGCCGGTAGAGCAGGACACTGATGCGGTATTTACCGGACTGCCTAGCTACAACGCTGATATTCGGGTCACGGTGCCCGCGCAGGTGGACGTAGTGCGTTGCGGGCTATGCGTGGTGGGCCGCATGCGGGATCTTGGCTTGCTCTACTGGGGGTTTAGTACCGGCATTATGTCGTTTTCCCGTCGCGTGCGCGACGAATTTGGGCGCGTGCGTCTGCTAAAGCGCGATAACGCCAAGCTGGCGTCGTTCGAGGTGTCTGTTGACGGCAATCGCAGTAACGCCCTGGCGCGCTACCTAGCTAAGTGGGACTCCGAGCCGCTGCTGTGGATTGGGGCAGAGCAGTACGAGCCCACCATCATTTATGGATTTTACGAAGACTGGCGCTTGGTGTACCCGCACCTGCACTTTCATAACTGCACACTCGATATAGTAGGGCTGACATGAGCATTCCAGAAACCCCCACGATCATTAACCCCGGCCCGGCCCCGAATCGCGAAATGGGTGACGAAGCGTTCGAGCCTGCGGCCAATGCGTTTTTTGGCAAACTGCCTCAGTTTTCGGAAGACCTGCAAAGCTCGCTAACCTGGGCGGCGCTGGTATTTGATGCGACCGACCAAGCGCGGCAGCAGGCCGAAGAGGCGCAGCGCCAAGCCGAGCAGCGCGCAGAGGATGCCGCTAGCGACGCAGCCGCCGCTCAGCAACAAGCGCAGGCCGCTAGTACGCTAAGAGACCAAACCCAGGCTCTGCGCAATGAGGCCGAGTTCTGGGCGAATCAAGCAGCGGGCGAGCTGGATATGCCCGCGCTGAGCGGTAATGAGGGCTACGTTCTCACGGTGGACGATGATGAAGGCGGGTTTAGTTGGCAGGCACCGACGACTGCCGTGGAGGTGGCGCTGAGCAGCGCCGCGCAAACAGCGGCCACGTTCAGTTGGGAGGTTTCGGCATCTGGCGCCTCTCGCCACGCAGGCGGCAGTATCGCGTTTTTTATTGTGCGATGGTGGGATGGCGTGACCCAGCAGTTTACTGCCACGGCAGGCAGCGCCACGCTCTCGCGCACTGTAGACGAGCCGATTGGTTCAACGGTTACCGCTAAAGCGTGGGCGTACGATGACGCGGGCAACCGTAGCCGCCCGCAAACGATCAGCGCAGAAGTAGTGGGCAATCGCCCGCCGGTCGGGCCTATCACGATCAATGCTCCGACGCAGGCAGCCAAGAACAGCGTGTTTCAGGTATCGCTCAGCGGCGCTAGTGACCCAGACGGCGACCCAATCACGTATCAAATCACTGACGCGGGCGGGCTGGCGTTTGCCAAAATGACCGGCATTACGGCGGGTGAGATTATCGACGTTACCGCCCCGGACGTGACGGACGACACAGCCGCCACCTTTAGCGTGCGCGCCGTGGACGACAAGGGCGCGGCAACCTCAACCTACACCAAGACTGTCGCCGTGCTAGCTGCCCAGGTAATGGGTGTTGCGCTGCGCGCCACGGGCGGCCCTGGCGGTACGTGGGATCATATCGACGATACCGGCGCAACCATTGCCACTCCTAGCGCCTCCTGGTTTAACGCTCATCCGATTTTTGGCGGCATGCAAGATGTCACGGTGGATGGTCAGGCTATGGTCGAAGTGCCGAAATTCTACGTAAAGCGCGGCACCGCAGGCGGCGACCCCGCGTGGTGGATTAGCGACCAACCGCTGGCGGGGTATGAGGTGCATCCTGCGTTTCTGCTAGATGGCGTCGAGGTGCCCGCGTTTCAGTACGGCAAATATCAGGCATCGCTCAGCGGCGGCAAGCTGCAGTCTGTGCCGGGCGTTACGCCAACGGCATCGCGCAGCTTGACGCAGTTCCTGGCAGATGCCGAGGCCCGTAACGTGGGCGGCGTCGCTGGCTTTAGGCTGCACCACTACGACATGTGGCTGGCCATTCAGTGGTTATACCTGGTCGAAAACGCGACGATGGATAGCCAAACGAAAACGGGCGAGGGCCGCGTTAATCAGTCCAGCGCCGCCGCTGTCGATGCCGCTGACGTAGCCCAAGCGACGTATCGCGGCATCGTTGGGCTATGGGGTAACGTCTATCAGTGGATGGACGGAGCCCGTACGCTCAATAGTGTCATTGAGCGGCGTGACTATAACGGCGCGTGGCAAAGTACGGGCGAGAGCGTTCCTAACGCTGGTGCCGCCACTTACCCCATCACGTTCCGCAATTCAGCCCCGCTAGAATTTATCCCCGACACCTATTCAACCAGTAACGACAGCACCGCCACGCTGCCGGACTACGTGCGGTGGCGTGATGCTGGGGAGTATTACCCCTTCGTCGGCGGCAACTGGAGCAATGGCGCGGTTGCCGGGCTTTGGTGCGTGAACTGCGTCGATTCGGCGTCGACCTCGAGCAGCGGCATCGGGGCGCGTCTCGCGAGGGTCGTGTCATGAGTCAGGCAAATCAGCGTCAAGCTCAGGGGCGCGGTAGCGCCCCGTATCAACACCTTCGACCCTTTGAGGGCATGCTTACCAAAATTGAGGAGCTAGAAGATTATAGTCGCCGCGCTTTAGTGAATTTCCCCAAGGCCGAGCGACACCTATTAACAGCAGAGGTGCGGGTTTGCATCGAGCGTATCGAGCGGATCACGCTCACTGCCTGGAAGCGCTATCAGAAGAAAACCACCCTCACCGACTTGGATATTGAGATAGAGATACTACGCCGCAAGGTGCGCAAGGCCGAGCGGTACGGCTATATCTCAGGTCGCCAATATAGAGATTGGGCAGAACACATAAGCGCTCTGGGGTCTATTCTTGGCGGCTGGCTGCGCCACGAACGGGCCAAGCAGGGCTATAGCAAGTAGAGCAAGAAAGGGAAGTCGCTTATTTCGATGTGCCCCTACGTCGGCGGCAACTGGAGCAATGGCGCGAATGCCGGGCTTTGGTACGTGAACTGCAACAATTCGGCGTCGAACTCGAACAGCAACATCGGGGCGCGTCTCGCGAGCGACCGCTTTACCGGCCAGAAACCGCCCGCCTACGGGTTGGCGGGCAGTGCCACATCCCTCGGGGCGGCTTTCCTCGCTTCACGGCGAAACATCAATAGAGCGCGGCGGCCTACGGGTGGCCGCGTTTCATTTTGCACGAACTGCATAAGGACAATGCGGTGTCGCTTTATCAAGACATTATTGATTTCGATAACCTCATGCGCGGCTATCATGCCGCCAGAAAGCGCAAGCGCTACCGGCCAGAGGTGGTGAAATACACCGCCAACCTGGAAGAAAACCTCCTAAACCTTCACAACCACTTGGTTCACAAAACATGGCAACCGGGCCGCGCCAGAGAGTTTGTGGTGCTGGAGCCTAAAATGCGGATGATTCAAGCCCCGCCGTTTAAAGATCGGGTGCTGCATCACGCCGTGGTGGACTTGGTAGAACCGCTATTTGAGCGCAGATTTATCTATCACAGCTACGCCTGCCGCAAAGGCAAGGGCACCCAAGCAGGGGTGCTTGCCCTGCAGCGCATGCTCAGAAAAGCCCAGCGTCGCTGGGATAGCGTGTACATCGTACAGGCTGACGTAAGCAAGTTTTTCGATTCGCTACCCCATGATGCTGTGTTGGACAGCGTTTCTCAGACGATTGACTGCCC